GTTTGACCGCGACACCCGATGAATGCTCAGTGAAATATTCAGGATTTTTATTCCTTTCTCACGTTATTATTACGTGTGAGCACTTAAGTGCTGTTATACTGGATTTAAAAATCCGGTTTACAGTTATTTATTTGTTATTTAAGGAGTCTTTGTGTACTATTTAATTATGGTTCCATCGCAAAGTCTTTTACGTTTCACATATTCTGTCGTCACTATCGGACTAAATAATTTAGTCAACCCCTAAAGTGATGGACATATTAGAATGTTGTTGCGACAGCAACGTTTGTTTGAAGTATGTTTCCACCCCCGAGAGTCAACTCGGTCATCAAATCAAGCCCCGTGTGGCACAGTTGTGTTATTAGCGATCTGTAAGGATCGGTCGCCCTATCACTCTGTGTCATTGAATTGATGTTTATCTTTTATTAGATATTTCAATTGGATAATTCATCCTAGATGTATTGGTTTTTCTGAAAGAATCCCACTCTACGATATGATTTTCGCTTAACTAATCTTCACCCGCAGCAGGGTAGAAAGATTATAGAATCTAACATTTTGTATGAGAACAATTGGTCTTTTCGTCACCATTAATTCAACGCACCGAAGCATTATTTTAACGGATACGATATCATGCCTTATAACAACGTTTTAAGCAGGGACAACCTGACCTGTAGAGTTTAGCCACTCGATTTTACCGTTGCTCTATATGTGTATGTGAGGTTATTTTTATTTGATTTATTGAACGATTTTGAACTGATACTCATAGTATCGTCGAGCTTATTTAAGCTAGGTCCCTATTCCCTTTTTGCGTTCGCGCACTATGACAACTCTTTTTATCGAGGAATCAAAATCAAACGGCTTGGGAATCTCGCTATTGCTATTCGTAGTAGTAGTTTGTAGTTTATTTTATCGTTTTTACGCTCTAGTCCCACAAGGGGGACAATATGAGAGAGAGCGTTGGGCAAAGAAGCAATCCAACAAGAGGAATGCTGCTAGAAGAGCTGGTAAAGCTCAGGAGGCCCAAAGAAGGAAACAAGAGGATGACAAAGAACATCGCGAGAAGGAAAGGCAACCAAAGCCCTTGAATTCTCAGGCATCACTTCCGGACTTCAATCTGGAATTTGTGTCTACTGAATGGCTTAAGAACAATTTTAGTTCTAGTTATGAGTCATTGAGGCGTATTTTGAAAGAATTTAATTTTTCTGCGCCTGATGTTATGTCTTATGTTCGTCAAATTGACATCATGAAACTCTGGCCTAAAGTTAAGGACAGTGATTTAGTTGTTAAATTTTTGGAACTTTTGGATTATGTCGTCGCTATTGGATGGATCAAGAAGATTGAGCTTTCCTACAAGGGATTACCCTTGTTTTACACCAATAAAGTATCCCATCATGTAACTTTTACCCAAATTATGGAGAAGAGTATGGCATTTGGAAATTTACTTATGACATTGGCTTGGAAAGTTTACGCTTCAGGAGACATTAATCTATTTTTTGAATCAGAACTCAAAAGTTCATATGATGATGAATATTCTTATTTGAAGTCTAACAAAGTTCTTATCGACTTAGGTCGTGGGAACGAGATTACAGATGAGGCTTTTGATCGTCGTGTGCAACAGTTTATTGATCGAACTTTAGCTATGTTAAATGAAGCGCCAAAGAGTGAAAGAGCTTATTATGCTTCTCGCCTTACTACCATGAGGGAGATTCAAAGCGCTAGAACTCTTGACAAGAAAGACGATATTAGGGAGAAACCTTACGGAATCCTTCTTTATGGAGGTTCTGGTGTTGGTAAATCTTCCATTGTTAGTTCACTAATGAAGTATGTCTTGAAAGTGAATGGAAAGGACTCACATCCTCGTGCCATTATTACACTCAATCAAGAAGATGCTTTTCAATCAGAATTTCGTACTTACCATAAAGGTGTTATTCTCGATGATATTGCTAATAAGCACTTGGATTTCTCCAAGGATTCACCGGCAACTCCTATTATTATGTTTTTGAACAATATCCCCATGGCAGCTTTGAACCCCAATGCTGAAATGAAGGGAAATGTTATGATCGAACCTGATGTAGTATGTGGTACAACTAACGTCAAGAATCTTAAATCAAATATTTTATCGAATGAACCTATTTCGATTAATAGGAGATTTGAGGTTACCATTACTCAAAAAGTGAAGTCAGAATTTCAGAAAGAGAGAACTGCTGGCCTAGATGGGAAGAAAATTACCCATATGGCTACTGATGTTTTCCCTGATTATGGACTATTCACTGTTGAGGACCCGTATTATGCCCCTGATGCAGCCAGAGATTTGTCTGGAAACAATCAAGGGCGTGAAGTCGTCTATGCCCCAAGGTATTTCGAAGGAGAACCACTGATCGATGTTGATATTTATACGTTGATTAGGTTTTTGAAAGAGGACTCTCGTGAACACTTTGCCGCTCAAGAAGCTTTCGTAGCTAATCAACGAGCAGTAGGTGAAATGAAACTCTGTAAACACGATATGCCCGTAGGACATTGTAAAGATTGTGACAATGAACACACTCAGGATGATGAATCAATTCCCTCTGTAACTGATACCGATAGTCTCGGATCCAGTGATGATGAGGATATTGAATTGGAACCTGGTGTTGTATTGGAGTCTCAATGGGGTGTACCAGACTATAAGGATGTTATGGCGTATTTATATGACCTAGAAACTTCTCTAATGGAATGGTGGACCCAAATGAAGATGACTTTACTTACGTCAACCTTTGGACCAAGTATTATTGCTTACCTTGTTCGTCAACGTGCGCATAATATGGTGAAGGAGACCCTACCTATGTTCGGTTCTGCTTTATCAATGGTCTTGATTTTCGCAGCTCTTATGGTTCCGCAAGCTTGTAATATCTTACTCGTTTTAGTATGTGGTTATGGATATTTCTTGTGGACCGAGTATCAAAAACTCAAAGAACAAGTTAAAAACGAATTTCTGGTTACCAATAGGCCTTCTGATTATTTTAAGAAGATGGACTGGTCTACCAAGAGAAACATTGTTGGTTTTTTTCGTTGTCATTGGACTGTGGAAATTACTTTCATTTTTGGCGAAAGCTTGGAAAAAGTTGCCTACAGCGCAAGCTGCTGCTCCTATTACGCTTACTCCTGATGCTAAACCCTATCAATTAGAAACTGAATTTTGGGATGTGCATGCTAGAGAAAGGCAATATAAAATTGGAGATGCAGGTGTGACTGACAAAGCTCGTACTACTACGCATGAGCAAATCAATCACGTTGTTGGTAAACGTTTGAAAGTTGTTATCAAAACTGATGGAACACAAGTCAATGCATTACCCCTTAAAGGGAATGTTATGTTGATTCCGAATCACTTTGTGAGGAAGACAACTGACTATGTTCAAGTTAGAAACATTGGTGGTTCATCCTACATGAATTTACCACTTTCACAAGCTGCTTGCGAGAGAATTCCTGGTACCGACCTTGCTGTCTGGTATTGTCCAGGGATTGGAAATCAGAAAGATTTGACT